CTTATAATAGATGGAGGCTGTGATGCTGACACCATCATTAGGCCTGTAAGCATAGAGGTTCCAGTAGTTGAGTATAGGGAGAATGACGCATTCTTTGATAAGATACATGAGACATCATTCTATATTTTAATTATAGGAATTACGGTTTTGACAATCAGAAGCGCAATCAGAAAACATCTTGGGTAATGAAAGAAACAGCAAAATATTACGCAACCCACCCGGAGGCAAAAAAGAAAAAGGCGGAGTACGACAAGAAGTACGGAAAGAAGACTGTCAAGGACCGTGTATCTAGAAACGCGGCGCGTCGTGCAATGGTAAAGGCCGGAAAAGCAAAGAAGGGCGACGGGAAAGATGTCGACCACTCAAATGGAAACCCTAAGGACAACAGACGCTCCAACCTGTCTGTAATGTCCAGGAGCGCGAACAGAGCCAAGAAGTAATTTATTATCTTTGTTGTTCTAACAAAGAAGAAAGATGGCAAAGATTAGTACATATCCAGTAGTAGCCCCACAGGGCTCTGACATTATTATCGGGACCGACGCTAACGATTCTAACGCTACGAAGAATTTCACGGTATCGTCTGTGCTAGGATTGTACGAACCTGCCGTTGCCGGATGGCAGCGCTTTGATGATGACGAGTTCACGTCAATGAATAAGCTTGAGTTGTTGAATGGAGTTGTGCAAACACTCCCCAACAATGGTATAACATCATACAGCTACGGGCCTCATGTTTTTTATGACCCATCCACATCAAAGGTTCTTTCAATCAATGAAAATGACACATATAGCATTACTGTCGTTTTCAAGGCAGAAGCGCCAAACGCCAACCAAACGCACTTAGATTTTTTCTTAACCAGCGGTGGCTTGACTCCTTATGAAAGGCTATCTGATTCCATGGTGTTCGCTAAGGGGAATAGCACGGAGCAGAACTTTCACCTTGTTTATCAGTATTATGCAGATGCTGACGCCGTTAATGATGGAATCAGCGTGAAGATTAGCTCTCATGGAGGCACTGCATATGTTTGGGATATTGTTTATTTCATACAGCGAAATCAAATAGCTGTTTAACTTTACTTTAATGGACATTAGAAAAGTATCCGTTGGCGCGGACTACAAGTCTGGCGCTATGCATTACATCGTTGACCAAGAGGTTCTTGGGGGCTCTTATAAGATTCACCTCATCCAGCAGGATAAGGACAGCGGGCACATAAAAATTTGGGTAGAAGCAGAAGATGAAATCTTTCTTTGGAAAGAGTTCAACTCTAATATGCCCGTTTCTATAGAGTATAACATCAATTTCTAAACATCATGAGCAAGAACCTAGACAGCTGGATTTCACAACTTGAAGACGCACCCCAACCTAATGCGTGTAGCATTGACAATCCAGATTGCGAAGGCTGTGGCTCATGAAGTCGCCGCGTTCATTTATTGTTAGGCCGGAAAAGGGGCGCCGATACGACAACATCAAGGACATCGGTGGCATAGAGTTTATTGTAAGCTCTTCGAAAGAAGACCACAAGGTATCAAATAGGTTTGCGGAAGTAGTAGAGACTCCATCTGGATACACGGGCCCAATAAAGAAGGGGGATACGCTTGTTGTTCACCATAATGTATTTAAGTTCTACAACGATATGCGTGGCCGCGAGAGAAGCAGCCACAACTTTGTTAAGGATGATACATTTTTGGTGGCAGATGAGCAGTTCTTTTTATTCAATGATGGCGTCAGATGGAGAACGACAGGGAAGTACTGCTTCATTAAGCCATCCCCGGTCAAGGACTATTATATCACTAAGCCAGGCTCAGAGGAGCCATTGGTTGGAACTATACGCTACAGCACGGGCATCCTCATGGAGCACGGCCTATCCGAGGGAGACGAGGTCGCCTTTACTCCAGATAGCGAGTATGAATTTAATATAGACGGAGAAAAGCTCTATAGGGTAAATAGCAATAACGTTTGTATCTTGCTATAATGGACACGAGTGAAATCAAATTACAAATCATAAAGGCTGGAGAGCGAGCCGTTAGAGAGCTTATTAAGGTAGCGCAGGAGGACATCATTAAGCCGGACCCGGAAGACGAGTTGGCTGCTGATAGACTAAAAAATGCCGCCGCCACCAAAAAGCTTGCCATCTTTGACGCGTTTGAGATTCTATCACGCATAGAGGCTGAGCGAGCAGCGCTCGAAGCCCCAGCCGAAGAATCTAAATCGAAAGGTGGCTTTGCAGAACGAAGAGCAAAATAGGCTATACCACATCGTTTATGATGCGGTACCAGAGAATGTCTTAAAGAAAAAGAATAAGGCAAAGAGCTGGGCATATGGATACGACGACAAGTATGATATTGTTGTCATATCTAAAGACGGCACCATTGGCGAGATATATAATATAAGCGGACTTCTCGTTGCATTGCCAGGAGAGCCGGACAAGGTATACGCCAGAAGCAAGAAGGAGCACGAGCAATATTGGCAGCCGTTTGACTACCCTTCAGAGCTACAGAAGGTAAAGTCCATATTTGCATGGCACGATAAGCCCTCTGAGTTTAAGAACAGGTGGGTTGATTATATCGAGCAGGAGTTTGATAGGAGAGAGGCCGGATTCTGGTTTATGAATGACGGGCTACCCATTTACATCACCGGCTCCCACTACATGTACCTGCAATGGACAAAGATTGACGTAGGCCTTCCAGACTTCCGGGAGGCCAACCGCATATTCTTTATATTCTGGGAGGCGTGCCGAGCCGACTCACGCTCATTTGGGATGTGCTATCTGAAGATACGTCGTTCTGGATTCTCCTTTATGGGCTCATCTGAGACGGTCAACATAGCCACTATGGCTAAGGATGCTCGTATCGGCATATTGTCTAAGACGGGTGCTGACGCCAAGAAGATGTTTACGGATAAGGTGGTCCCCATCAACAGCAATCTACCGTTCTTCTTCAAGCCCATTATGGATGGTATGGATAAGCCAAAGACTGAGCTTGCCTACCGCGTTCCAGCGTCTAAGATTACAAAGAAAAACATGTCCAACACGGAGGCCGACGACGTAGAGGGACTAGATACCACCATTGACTGGAAAAACACCGCAGACAACAGCTATGACGGCGAGAAGCTGCAATTGCTGGTGCACGACGAGAGCGGCAAATGGATGAAGCCTGACAACATCCTAAACAACTGGCGCGTCACCAAAACCTGTTTGCGTTTGGGTTCTAAAGTTATTGGCAAGTGCATGATGGGCTCAACCTCTAATGCGCTCGACAAGGGTGGCGATAACTTTAAGAAGTTGTACTACGACTCTGACATCACCAAGCGCGGCGCTAACGGGCAGACAAAGAGCGGGCTATACTCCCTCTTTATCCCAATGGAATGGAACTTTGAAGGGTACATAGATAGATATGGAATGCCTGTCCTAACGACTCCAGAGTCTCCAGTTGCCGGTATAGACGGGCTACAGATTAAGATTGGAGCGATTGATTACTGGAACAATGAAGTATCATCGTTGAAGTCTGATTCTGATGCCCTTAACGAATTCTATAGACAGTTCCCACGAACAGAGTCTCACGCCTTTAGAGACGAGAGCAAGGCTTCTATTTTCAACCTCACCAAGATATATCAGCAGATTGACTACAACGATAGTCTAATAACTGAGCACTTTATAACTAGGGGCTCGTTCCACTGGATGAACGGAGAGAAGGACACTAAGGTCGTTTGGACGCCAGACAAGAACGGAAGATTCAAGGTTACGTGGCTACCACCGAGGCATTTGCAGAATAATGTGCTGACAAGAAACGGGACCAAATATCCTGGAAATGAGCACATTGGCTCTTTCGGATGCGACTCTTATGACATCTCCGGAGTAGTTGGAGGAGGAGGCTCAAACGGGGCGCTCCACGGAATGACTAAGTTCCATATGGACGAAGCGCCGACCAATCACTTCTTCTTGGAGTATGTGGCCAGACCTCAAACCGCAGAGATATTTTTTGAAGATGTTCTAATGGCGTGTGTATTCTATGGCATGCCAGTTCTGGCGGAGAATAACAAGCCAAGATTGCTGTATCATTTTAAGAACAGGGGATACCGTGGCTTTAGCATGAATAGGCCAGACAAGCATCTGAGTAAATTGTCAAAAGCAGAGAGAGAACTCGGCGGAATTCCGAATACCAGTGAAGATGTCAAACAGTCTCATGCGTCCGCAATTGAGACGTATATTGAGAAGCACGTTGGCATGGATATGGAAGGAACCTACAGGGATGCGGAAGATATGGGCGAGATGTACTTTACCAGAACGCTTGAGGATTGGGCGAGGTTCGATATCAACAACAGAACGAAATTTGACGCCACTATTAGCTCTGGATTGGCGATTATGGCGAACCAAAAGCACATGTATCTTCCTGAACAAAAGCAATCAAAAATAAGCATTAACTTTGCTAGATATAATAATCGCGGTTCACGAAGCGAACTATTACAGTAAATGAAAGAGGTAAATATAAACATCTCTCCTACCGGATTCCCAAGTCAATTTGTTTCCGACGCGGAGAAGGCCACTGACGAGTTCGGTCTTCAGATTGGACAAGCGATTCAATATGAGTGGTTCCGAAAGGACGGGAACACCAGCCGATATTATTCACAGCTCAGAGACTTCATGAGACTGCGCCTTTATGCGCGCGGCGAACAGTCCATTACCAAGTATAAGAATGAGCTCGCTATAGATGGCGACCTGAGCTATTTGAATCTGGACTGGACACCCGTACCCATACTTCCTAAGTTTGTGGATATCGTCGTTAACGGAATGTCTGATAGACTATTCACCGTTAAGGCGTATGCGCAAGACGCTATCTCCGCGGAGAAAAGAAACCAATACCAAGACATGGTGGAGGGCGACATGGTTGCTAAGGATGTACTTGCAAAGATGTCCGAATCGTTTGGAATTGACCCTTTCCAGGTCAACCCAATGGAGCTCCCAAGAGACGAGGACGAGCTAAAGCTTCACATGCAGTTGAAGTATAAGCCGGCTATCGAGATAGCGGAGGAAGAAGCTGTCAACACCATTTTGGCAGACAACCACTACGACGACATTCGTAAGCGCGTAGACTATGACTTAACGGTCCTGGGTATAGGAATGGCAAAGCAAGAGTTCTTGCCTGGGGATGGTGTTCAGGTTAGCTATGTAGACCCGGCAAACGTGGTATACAGCTATACGGAAGACCCACACTTCAAAGACTGCTTCTATTGGGGGGAGATTAAGACTGTACCCATTACGGAGCTATTAAAGATTGACCCTACCCTGACCAACGAGGACTTGGATACCATTTCAAAGTACAGCCAAACATGGTATGACTATTTTAATGTTGCCCAGTTTTATGATAATGACATCTTCTACCGCGACAGCGCAACGCTCTTGTACTTCAACTACAAGACGACAAAGAAGTTTGTATACAAAAAGAAGGAACTAGAAGATGGAGGAACGCGTGTCATCGAGAAGGATGACACGTTTAATCCTCCCGCTGAAATGATGGAAGAGGGTCGCTTCAGCAAGGTGGAAAAAACCATCGATGTATGGTATGAAGGCGTCATGGTGATGGGAACAAACATCATGCTCAAGTGGGAGATGATGCAGAACATGGTTCGCCCAAAGTCCGCCTCTCAGCATGCAATGCCCAACTACGTTGCTGTAGCTCCTAGAATGTATAAGGGCAACATTGAGTCGTTGGTTCGTAGAATGATTCCATTTGCCGACTTGA